GTTGATGTTGTTGTTTTTTGAGCATGTCTATTTACGGACTGTGGGAGAACGACATAATTCTCCGGTGCCGGGGGGGTGATGAATGTCTAAAAAGACTAAGATCACTAGTAGCAGAACGCTTTCATCGCTTACGTTCAGATCACACTAGCAAAATGTTTTCATTACAGAGTTTTCTCTCCGGGGATTTTTAAGACCTATTCACCCTGGTCCATATATTCTTACATCTTATGTAAGGATTGTACATACCAGCAATGCTCGTACGACAATCTTGAAGGTGGTAATTGATATGCAATATTAAATGCATTTACTACCCTCAGAATTTCCTCAAAAAATTCTGGCCCGTGGTAACAAGCCTCAAAAAGAGCAACTTCTGTGTTTATCTGAAACTGTCGAGCCATTGAGCACTCGGTTGGTTTCATTATCCACTGAAGCATATTCTTTATCGAGTCTTTGTTTAATGGTGCAACCGTATAAAACGATCCTCCCACGTGCTTAAATCCTCGTTTAAGAAATTCTATCTCCGAAAGGCGCCTCCATTTCGGAATATTATCACTTTTATCTGGCGCTGTATGTGTGTGATTAAACATCTCCTTCGCAGAAGCTGCTAATGTTTGGCCGTTAAACCATTCCGAAATCGAGTCATCAAACCCGATGACATCATCATCACCATATTTTATAGCTTGAACATGTTGTTCAAATTTCATCGCGATCCCTGGTTGGTTCTCAGAGCTCAAGCGAATAAATTGAATACGTGTTTTTGCTGAGTTCGATGCTGAATTTCCAAAGGCAGTAAATAAACTACCCGATATCATCATTATCATCTCATACGCTGTATCTTTGTAAACTACATACGCATGGACCGAACTATTGGTCACTGCCCAAGCTAACATAATATAATCGGAATTTATCGGCTTATTGAGTAATAAACTCATTGCCTGACAAAACAAATTGGGAAACCAATATGGGAAACAATATTCATAACCAGAAACATCCTGGTCCGTAAACTTCGTGAAACGCTCAAGAAGCAACGCTATCATATCCCAATCTCCTCCATATGGATTGACTCCAACTTTTACTTCTCCTTCCTGTCCGTGTTCAACGGCTGCTAACAGCGTCATTAAACTACAACGGGATGCTATCAGATGAGCTAAGGCTCCAATCTGAAAAGCTCGTGTGTAAAAGTCAAAGACTCTCTCTATGGGGCGTGTTTCGTCTTTTAGACAATGTAATGTAAAGTGGGGAACAATACGGCCTGCTAATGCCTCAGATATAATGAATTCAACTTCTCTCCGAAGTTCTGGATGAATCCACCGTGTCTTAGGATTTATCAGGTCTTTTCGTGTGTAGCCTTTCGCTGCCCAAGGGAAACCAGATGATGTAGACAAGTCAATGCCTGCCATTCCGATCTCCGGCATGCCGAAGACTGCTTGCTCAATCGTCACGATATAGTGTTTTTTAGCCACTACATCGGGCGTAAATATTCCCTCATATACCATCGTGTTGAGCGCCTCCTTAGGCATCGATGGTAAATGTAACTTACTATACTTTCTATAAGCTAATATATTTGGATCTCGATATTCTGCCCCTTTATATCCGGGTTTCAATCGTGCTGGTTGTTCTTTTACCTCCCATGGGGGTGCCAATGGTGGGTGAACTGATCCTGTAACCAACATAGTAGGTACAATCTTCGTATGATGTGGGGTCGAAAACTGTATATCTTTGAAGGTGCAGCGCGGAGCGCCACCCTCTATAAAGGTCCCTTTAGGGGGACCTGCTTCTACACTCACTACCTTGTGTGCAAAAGGCTCTGATTCAATCATATCAATCATGTATACTCCTTGTAACTGCATATCACTGACCATATGAGCTGGACTCCTAATGGGTACCCCTACCCATTTTTCTGGCAAAAAATCCTCCGAATACAATGGCAGCATCGTTGTCTGTGACATACGAGCTGATCCTGCTCCATGTATTCCCTTAAGTTTCTTTTGGTCATTTACATTGTGTGAGACGTACGGGGACGTACAATCTCCGGCTCTGGATATCAATCCTTTCACTACGTAAACTCCCTCCCAATCTATATTCTCAGATTCTATATGTATTACTTTATGGTACTCCGCTTCAGTTCCAAACACGTGATATGGATCTCCTTTCTCGTTTATTGAACACAAGACTGGAGACATAATCGTTTGTGGAATATCCGCTTTACTTGGTAAATACTTAGTCAGATCTGGTTTAGATGGGGTATGTGCAAACTTAACAAAAGTCAAATCTCTCTCCTTCTCATGGCGTACCTGATACACCTGCAAATCTACCTCCTTATCATCGCGCGAGTACGAAGCTACTACTCGACAAGGCTCCTTCACTTGCCCATTGATCTTCAATCCTGTCCACACATGATAATTGATGACCGCTTCTCCTCCTTTCATAAGCAGTAGAAAACCTTCTTGTTTGGGGAAACCATCCCAATAAAGCGTTACCCAAATTAATGAGTTCGCTAATATTTTCTGGCTAATATCCATGGCTGTCGTATCGCTACTCTGCGCCACCATTCCCTTTCCTGGCTCTACTCTCATCTTCCGCAATGATCGATTCTGTCCTTTCTTCATGTTCTTATCCTCACTTTGTGCTGAGAACCCATTTGGTGTCGCTCCGACTGCTCCAAACAAAAACACTAGACCTGTAACAATTGCCGCTATCATCGACATATAAAAGAAACTCTGAATGAGTCTCCCTACCATGCCGTCCATTTCCGAAATAGTCGCTGTGTAATCAGTGTGGCCTCCCACTACTGAATAATACGCGTAATCATACTCCGAATCTGATACTTTCACAACATTTTTCACTAATCTAGTATAAGAATCTATGCCTCCAGGCATTCTATCTATCTCCAACTTCTTCCTAAAAAACTGATCCGTTCCATAATAATAGGTTGACAACAACTTCCGATCCTCAATACTGAGTACCGTAGGAATATCAGGAAACACTCCTGATATCCTCGTTGATGAGCCTATTCCTTCACGCAACACCCAATCCTGTAATGCTATAGGGAGACTATCTCGACCTAATTCTCGTATCACGTACTTGAGTCGTCCGCTTCCTTTCACGAACGGATTTGCTTTCCAAACATCATAATTGCTTATGACTTCTCGATTCTTGTCCATTGTACACAAATTGTATATTGTTGCCGCATCTTCCGGGTGAAAAATCGGAAAATATGCATTGGCCAAAACCCATTCTGGACAAACAGGCTTGTGTTGCATAAATATTGTTCCCAACAATCTCTGCACAGATTCTGATGCTCCGTGCTGCCTACAATGTTCAATAACTGTTCCATCACATCTTCTTGCATGCCACCACGCTTTTGTTGAGCGAGCGCGGTAGCTGATGGCATCCCATATTCCTTCTGACTTCGTCCCAGGAATTACAACTTTTGGTACGTTAAATTCCTTAGTGTAATAATGACTCTCCTCTAAAAGGGGCAGAGCGTCATCGTCTCCGGAAAATAAGACTTCATCATTAAGATAATGTCGTTTCC